ATAAGAACAGAACTAACAGACAACTTAGCCATAATGTCTATTGATACAATTTTTGTCGATCCTATAACTACAAATGTTCAGATAAATACTACTTTTAACTTAGATCCAGACTTGACAAGTTCTACGTCCAAGACAGTCGAAAATCTAGTTCAAACAACCATCAATAACTTCTTCGCCACTAACTTAAATAAATTTAATAAAGTGTTTAGAAGATCTAACTTATTAACTCAACTAGACGCTTTGGATGAAGCTATTCTTAACTCTAAGATGGACGTAAAACTTAATCAAACGTTTACTCCATCTGTAGGAGAAACACTTCAATACACTGTTAGCTTTCCAGTAGCCATAGCTACGCCAGATGATGTTAATCACACTTTAACTACTTCAAGATTTACTTTAAATGGACAAACTTGTACTATTAAAAATCTTTTAAAGTCTACTAAATTACAAGTTTTTAATAATGACGGTGAAGTTGTGGTAGATAATATAGGTTCATACATAGGTGCTACCGGAACTGTAACTTTTACAGGGTTTAATCCTTCCGCGTTTGAAGGCTCTGGCATAAGAGTAGATATTACTCCAGCGAATCAAAACACAATAAGACCATTACGTAATTATATTCTAGACATTGATAGAACATTATCAACTTCTAAAGCTCAACTAGATTTTCAGAATACGCAGGTAACATTATAATATGTCGCAAAATCCACATCTTAATAGAAGACCTAGAAGTTTTCAAGTAAGGAAAGTCAAAGAGTCTCTTCCAGAATATTTTGCTGCAGACTTTCCAAAGCTCGTATCTTTTTTAGAAAATTACTATGAGTTTATGGACTCTGATGGTCCTCATGGATTTGGAGAAGACAATAGAAGATTATTCGATACGCGTGACATACACGCGACGCAGTCTCAGTTTTTAAACAATCTTGTATCAGAAATTGCTGGCGGCTTAAAAACTGGTGAAAACTTTTCTGACGTAAGATTTGCTCTTACAAGACTTGCGCAATTTGCTCAACATAAAGGAAGTAGATTTTCGATTGAAGAATTTTTTAGATTATTCTTTCAACAAGCTGCAGAAGTTGAATATCCTAAGAGACAGATATTTACAGTTGGAGAGTCAGAGATTGGTGCAGAATCTCTAAAATTTATACAAAATGCCGAATTGTTTCAGATCTTTTCGTTGCTTATTAAAGTAGGTATAGATACTTCTCAGTGGAGTGAATTATATAAAAAGTTTGTACACCCTGCAGGATTTTTCTTTGCTGGAGAAGTTATACTTGAAAGAGAAGCAAGTTTAAGTCTTTTCGCTCCATTAGTTGTATCAGATTCAGCTGTTGGACCTATATTGACTTCTGAAGCTTTACTATCTCCGGTCTCACCGTTTACTCAAATGACTGGATTAATTGATTCAGACGCTACAACATTTAGAGTAGGCTTAGACCAAATTGTAAGTGTATATCAAAATCTTTCGGCTCAACAAATTGATAAATTTTATTCGAGTACTGCGCAACTTATTGGAGTTAACTCGTTCAAGTTTGATGATAGTGACATTGGAGACAGCGCAGGCGCAGCGAGACCTGACTTCTCGTTAACTACAGAGACTATGGACAATGAAATGTTCACTAGATACACCAGTGATTCATCTTTCTAGTATAAATAGAACAATATATCAGGAATTAAAATGACTAGGCAAAACATTAATATTGGTAGTTCAGCGAATGATGGTACAGGAGATACCCTTCGTACCGCTGGAACTAAAATAAATCAAAATTTAATAGAACTATACACCAGACTTGGTGGAGATAGTGCTACGCTTTCAACTGGAGTATCATTTACAGATAGCGCGGTTGTTTTTGAAGGAGCTTCTACAGACTCTCATGAAACGTTCTTGATAGCTACAGATCCTACAGCCGATAGAACGATAAGTCTACCAAACGCTACTGGTACTGTAGTGTTAAAAGATACCACTGACACATTAACGAATAAGACGTTAACCGCACCAATCATATCAACTATTTCAAATACTGGTACGATTACGTTGCCAACTTCTACTGACACATTAGTAGGCAGAGCTACAACAGACACTTTAACAAATAAAACCCTAACATCACCTACGATTTATAGACCTAAGATTCAGCAATCGATAATTGATTCAGCTGGAGCTACTATGATTAATCTAACTTCTACTTCAAGTGCTGTTAATAATCTAAAGATAACTAACCAAGTGTCTGGAAGTAATCCAACGGTTCAAGCTGAAGGAACTGATACAAATATTAACTTAAAACTAAACGGGCAAGGGAAAGGTTCTGTAGAAGTAGCTAAACTTGCTTATACTTCTGTCACAGAAACGGCAGATGGAGCGGTAGATTCTGCAGCCTCACTTATTGTTTGTAATAAGTCTGGCTCGCTTGCCTTAGCTTTAGGCCCAGGAACTACTGCAGGAGAGTTTAAAATTTTTACAAACATTGGAACTGGTACCGCAACAATTACTCCGCACCCTTTTGCTCAAGGTACCTCTTTTGATGTAACACAGAATAATGCAACACAGTGTATATGGAATGGAACCAGCTGGTTTATGTTAGCTGGCGCGGACTCAGCCAGCACTGGTGTAACAATTACGTAGAGATAAAAAATGACAGCAATTATTACAGATCCTCTAAAAAGACAATTAACTCAAACTATTTTTAACGAGGTTACAGCAGCAACTGCTAGATACTACATTGGAATTGGTAGGTCGGAAGCGTGGGACAGTGCGGAGACTGTTCCAACTCCACTAGACAATCCAAGATCTATTAGAAACGCTCGAGCATCTATGCAGTCTATAAAAACAGCAGGAGATGTTACTTTTACTATTCCTAGATATAACTGGTCTTCAGGCGCGATATACAATGGCTTTGACGATAATCTTACAGAGATTCCAGCTACAAATCAATACTACGTTCTTACAGAAGATAACCAAGTTTATATAGTACTTCAAGGTGGTAAAGACGCAAATGGTAATTCTGCTGCTTCTACTGTAAAACCAACTGGAACTTCTGTAAAACCATTTAAAACTGCAGATGGTTACGTATGGAAATTTCTATTTGCTCTTAGCGCAACAAGAGCGAGTAAGTTCTTATCAGCAAACTTCGTACCAGTAGAAAAAATTATAGGATCTGGTTCAACTTCACTAGAAATACAACAAAAAGCTGTTCAAGACGCTGCATCAGCTGGTCAAATAATTGGGGTGGCATTAACTGCAGGCGGAAGTGGTTATACTTCAGCTCCGACGATAACAATTGATGGAGATGGAAAGGCCGCAGCTGCTACAGCAACTGTTTCTGGTGGAGCAGTAGTAAAAATTGAATTAGACTCAAGCGCAGACAGTGCTATAACTATGGGGCACGGGTATAATTTTGCAAGTGTGTCTATAACTGGTGGTGGTGGTTCCGGGGCAGCAGCCCGTGCAATCATCGGACCAGATAGCGGAATGGGCGCAGACTGTAGAAACGAACTTAAAGCTACTTCTCTTATGTTCAACACAAAACCAGCAGGAACAGAAACAGGAGATTTTGTAGTAGGTAATGATTTTAGACAAATTGTACTTATGAGAAATCCAAGAAAAGGAACTGTAGATTCCGACTTTACGGCAGCCACTGGTAGAGTTTTAAAGTTTTTACAAGTGACGAGTAACACAGACGCTGCAAACTTTACAGTTGATACTGAAATAACAGGTGGTTCAACTGGAGCTAAAGCTTATATCGATGATATAGATAGCGATAAAGTATACTATCACCAAGCAGAAGAGACTGGATTTAAACCTTTTCAAGAAGGTGAAACTATATCTGGTGGTGGTAACTCGGCAAACTTAGTAGCAGTCGGTGTAGATGCAGACAGTGATGCGTTTACGAGAGATGATGTCTTAAATACTAGTGGAGAGATATTATACATAGAAAATAGAGCACCAGTAGTACGAGCGTCTAATCAAACAGAAGATATAAAAATTGTAGTAACACTATAAGGCGAAAATAATGGCGACAAATCTTACTAATACAACCTTTGCTACTACCTATAAAGATGATTTTGCGGACAGTGATAACTTTCACAGAATACTTTTTAATTCAGGTAGAGCACTTCAGGCAAGAGAACTAACTCAAAGCCAAACTATCATTCAAAGAGAAATGCAGAGGTTTGGCGATAATATATTTAAAGAAGGAGCAGTTGTTCGACCGGGTGGTGCTAATATTAATCAAAAGTTTGAGTTCGTAAAACTCGACACTACGATAAATACTCTTCCACCAGATACTAGTACATTGTTAGGTACATCTTTTACGGGTCAAACTTCTGGAGTAGTTGCAAAAGTTCTTGAAGTAGTCGCAGCTTCAGGTAGCGATCCAGCAACACTATATGTCCAATACACTAATACAAGTTCAGCTCTCGCTGGATCTGCCACTATTAGAATGACTAACGGTGAAGATATTAATAATGGTAGTGTATCACTTACAGTTCAAACCACCAATACTGCCACTAATCCAGCCACAGGTGTCGGCACGCAAGTAACTCTACTATCTGGAATTTACTATGCCAGAGGTCATTTCGTATTTACTCAAGATCAATCTAAAATCATATCAAAATACACAGATACTCCAGACGCTAACGTTGGATTTAAAGTTGTAGAAGAAATTGTAACCGGTTCAGATAATACTGCTTTGTTTGATAATCAAGGTAGTGTTCCAAACTTAGCTGCCCCAGGAGCTGACAGATACAGAATTCAATTAACTATAGCTCTCGACACAGAAGTAGACTCAGATGAAAACTTTGTCACGGTTGCCGTAGTTAAAAAAGGTGTGATATATAATGCGATTAACGCTAACGATGCATACAACGTACCAAATGAAGTTGTAGCAAAAAGAATCTTTGAAAATTCTGGAGACTATTTTGTAAAACCTTTTACTACTAGATTCGAATTAGATTCAGACAATACTAAACTTCAGTTAGTCGTAAGTGCTGGTACTGCAGTAGTCGATGGATTTAGAGCTTCTAGAACGTTTCCAACTACGTTAAGAATTAATAGATCAACTCAAACTACCACGATCAATAACGAAGTAGTTGCAGCTGATTATGGTAACTTCGTAATAGTCAATCCTAACGTAGATTCTGATACTCAAGGCGTTCCTAACATAAACGTATTTCAAAAGCTTACATTAAAAAATGATTCAGATTTTCAAGGAACAACCATAGGTACGGCCAGAGTTAAAGCCGTTGACGAAGACGGTATCAACTTAAAATACAATTTATTCGACGTAAAGATGAACGCTGGTCAAGCTTTTAGAAATGTAAAAAGTATTGGAACAAGCATAACAGATTACTTTAATCCTGTATTAGAAAATAATAAAGCCGTAATCAAAGAAACTTCTAATGGTACCAGTTTGTTTGCTCTACCTAGACCAAGACCGAAAGCTCTTACAGACATATCTTTAACTGTACAAGAAAGATTTACCGCAACCACTGATGGTGTTGGCACAGCTTCTATTTCGTTATCTGGAACTGGAGAGACTTTTGCAAATACTAATGATTGGATCATTGGCACTGATAGTAATATCATATCTCCGAGTACATTATTTGATAATCCATCAGTTGGTGGTGTTGGTTCTCAAGCGTCAACAATAACTGGACTACCAGCAAATCAACAAGTAGAAATTCTTGCTTATGTTAATAAGGCTAACGCAGCCGTTAAAACAAAAACTCTTAGTACTAGATCCATTAGTGTAGGTATTCAAACTGACGCGATCACAGGTAAACAATTCTTGCCGTTAAATAGAGCCGATATATTTTCAGTTAACGAAGTTCTTAAACATGGTGATAGTAATATTAGTTACATAGACAGATTTACTCTTGATAATGGTCAAAGAGATAATCACTATGACTTAGGGAGACTCGTACTTAAAGGTGGTCAATCCGCTCCAGCAGGTAGTGTGTTTATTAACTATCAACATTTCGATCACGGAGTGTCTGGAGACTTTTTTGCGGTTAATTCTTACACCGGTCAAGTTAATTATGATCAGATTCCAAAGCACAGACTTTCTGATGGTAGAGTAGTTCCGTTAAGAGATGTTTTAGACTTTAGACCAGTCATGGATTCTGATGGAGAATTTGCAAGCGGAATTGCAAGAGCTATCAAGCAGCCTAGAACAAACACTTTAATTCAAGCTGACATAGAATACTTCTTATCTACAGCTGGTAAACTTGTAATTGATAGAAATGGTATCATAAGATTTATAAGAGGTAATCCGGCGTTTTCACCCGTAACTCCGGACAAGCCAGATGGAACTCTAGGGTTGTATGATATTAAACTTAACGCCAATACCGGAAACGATTCGGACGTGGCTGTAAGAAAGATAGAGCATAAAAGATTTACTATGAAAGATATTGGATTCTTGGAAAAAAGAATCGATAAATTAGAAGAAGTAACCACACTCAGCGCTCTTGAATTAGATACAAAACATTTTCAAGTTCTAGATTCTGCTGGAAATGATAGAACAAAAGGTGGATTCTTTATTGATAACTTTACAACGCACTCTCTTTCAGCTATCGATCCTATTGAATATAGAGCGGCACTAGATCCTCTTGAGCATTGTATAAGACCTACATTTACAGAAGAAAATATTAGACTTATATATGACTCAGCTCAATCTACAGGCGTTAGAAAGATTGGTGATAACATTTACTTAGAGCATGAAGAAATAGAATACATAAATCAAGATTTAGCGAGTAAAGCTATTCAAATTAATCCTTTCTCAGTAGTAGTGTATGAAGGAACCACTACACTTTCTCCTGCTTCAGACGAATGGAGAGACGTTAATAGACTAGCTGATAAGACCGTCCCAGGTGGAACTAGACTTTCGACTACTCAAGCTTACAACTGGAATAACTGGTCATGGAACTGGGGTGGTGTAGCTACAGAGAATCTTAAAGTTGGTTCTTCAACAGGAGCTATAGGAGGTACAGTAAACAGAGTTGTCAGCGAAGAAACAGTACTTGAACTTGTAGAAGATAGAGTTACTCAAACAGCACTGTTACCGTTTATGAGATCAAGAAAAGTCTTTTTTAAAGTTCAAGGGATGAGACCAAAT